TTCTGCTGCAAGCCAAGGTTGTAAAGGCCCGCTTGCTCCATGCCTGCGCCAAAGCCCTGCAGTTGCGCTTGGTTGGCAAACATGGCGCGAGACTGCTGCTCGGCAAACCCTTGCTGACGGGCGGCTTGGTCAAGGCTAATGCCTTGCGCGGCGGCTTGCAGCAACAGATCGTTTTCCTTCTGCGCCTGCGCTGACATTGCAGCGTTAAAAGCTTCACCGCCCGGTCGCAAACCTTGGTTGACAAGCTGCGTGTAAAGCTGCTGCCGCTCACCCTGCAACTGTGGCGCAAGGCGCGACATAATCGCTTGCTGCGCGGTCGTACCCGCTTGAATCGGCGCGGCGGCAAGACCTTGTACGTCAATCTGACCCTGCAACTGCGGGCCGCCGACAAACTGCTGGGCGTAGCCAAACTGACCCTGCGTGGGCGCTGCTTGGGGGCCACCAAGGCCCGAGGCGTCAAGACCGCGCAACTGCGGGCCTGCAACCATACCGCCCTGCGCCTGACCAAACTGACCAACGCCACCTTGGATGCCCATGAGGCCCGAGGTGTCTAGCCCTTGGAACTGCATCCCAGCGGGGCCGCCGCCAGCCATGCCGTAAAGGCCGCCACCGGGGCCGCCAAAGGCTTGTCCGTAGGTAAAGGGGCCGGTGCCTTGGCCTACACCGCCGACGCCCGAGTAATCAACGCCGTAGGATTGAGGTACGCCAATGTAACTTGATCCCGCTGGCGCAAAGCCCGTTTCGCCTATCGCGGTCTGTGGGCCGCCGTACTGGAACTGCCCAAGACCCGGCGCGGCGGGGCCGCCAAAGGCTTGCTGCCCTGCGCCCATTTGGCCGGGCAACCCTTCGGTGTAAAACCCGGTTTGCGGTGCGTAGCCTTGTGCGCCGGGGGCGAACTGTAGGCCGCCCGTTGCAAACCCCATGTCTACATAACCGGCTTCGCCACGGTAAGGGATATAACTGCCCGGGGTAGCGATCTGTCCTGCGTAATCGACGCCGTAGCGTAGCCCGGGGATGTTGCCTGCATTGAACGCGGAGGCGATGCCTAAATCTTTCAATCCACCAGCCGCGCCCTCTGCGGCTTGCGACATTGACAATTGCGCTCTTTCTTGAGCGCGGAGAGCCTGCAATGCCTCTGGGCTACCAAGACTTTGCGTAATGGTGGGCTGTTCAATAAACGTCGTGAATTGCTCTTGGGTCGGCGCTTCGCCTACATACCCAAGCGGATCAGCCAATTGCGCCGCACGAAACTGCTCCATCGCCTTGTTGTAGGCGTCGGTGTCTACCGTCGGCGTTTTTGTCCAATTAACAGTCTGGCTGCCCGTTGGCCCGTAAATATTCGGGTTGGACATATACGCCGACTGCTTGGCAGCGGCCAAATTGGCCTCACCCTGCTTGATCGCAAGGGTGGTGTAATCAGGTGCTGGTGGCGGTGCCGGTGATCTTTTGCCCATACCGAGGCTCCAAATAACGACACTCATTCGGTGTCATAGTCATCAAAACAATGTCTCCAGAGTCGTGCGCGGCTCCTTTAATTCGCGCTTCCTCTGAAAACCCCATCTTGCTGACCAATGCGAGCGCCCGGGTATGGTTGCTGCTGATTGGCCCGATTATCTTATCAACATTTGCGACATTAAAGGGATAGTCATACACGGCGGCCATGTACGCGGGCGTTACTCGCTCCCACGCGATATGACACACCACGCTAACCCCGTTCCAATTCTCATAGACCGTGCCTGCGACGATCTTGCCGTCCCGCTCAAGGCCGATAGCGACCGAGCGATCAACGTCAAACCCGCCCTGCGTCTGCGCGGTGACGTACTCCCCCACTTGGGGGCCGTTTACGATGCGCCAGCCCATCCGAGTTGATACACAATGTCAGTTGACGCCCACTCCAACGTCAGATTCTTGCTGCTGCTGTTAAAATTAACGCCAGCGCAGTATCCGATGCCTTGGAGGCCCACAAAGTTGTTGGTTACGACCGTATCCGACCCCCACAGCGCCTGACTCCACAGCCCTACATCCCACAGACCGTATGCGGTAGGTGAAAAGGATAAGGGGCCAACAATGTCAGCGGTCTGAAAGTCTACGTTGACACCGATGCTGATGGCGGGAACGCCGTTGCTGTAGATGGTTGGACGCCCGCGAGTGAAATACTTGATGACGCCTCGCGTCTCAAAGTAGTTGAAGGCTTGCAGCGAACGAGCGGCAATCGCTTGCCCGTTGTCGTTATAGCCGCCTGCCCCACTCGCTGCCGTCCATGCCTGCGCCACCACACCATCGCCCCCGTAATAGGGCGTGTCACCGAGCAATGTCCAACTGTTGGCGTACCAGCCCGTAAAACGACACCACGCCTTTGTGATGTTGTTCATTACAAACTGCTGCTGCGACCCCGTTGCAATAGGAATATTGACGATTAGGGCGTTATTCAGCGGGTTATAGAGCAACCCCCACCCGAAATTGTTTTTGTAGGTGCGCGTGGCTGCTGCAAACGCACCCTGAATCTTGTCCGAGAGGGCCACCTGCGGGTCAAGGCGCGAGGATTGCAGCGCCGAGGCAAGCGGAATAAGGCCATCTAGCGTCAAAACGAGCAGATCGCCGCCGTATTTCGTCACGCAACGGCGCGAAACGGGAGAACCAACCTGCCAGACACCAATCAGCGCCCATGTGGAGGCGCTAGAAGGATCGGTACCGCGATAAACGATGATTTCGCCTTGATCGGTGATGAAAACAAGGTTGTCGTCAACGCCGTAGCCTGCGTCAATCGTCCATGTCGCCATCGCAATCAACATTCCACCGTTGCGAGCGACCGACGATAAATCAAGGACGTTTGCCGCACCGCCCACAGACGCGGTAGGCAGATACCACGCCTTGAGTGTGTTCTTTTGGATGAACCACATCCTGTTTTTGAACAGGGTGGGCGCGTGCAGGTCGGTCGTCGTGACGCCTGTAATGGCAGGGCTAGAGGCTCCTGTAATCGCCGTCCAAGTGGAGCCGTCGTAGAGCTGGGGCGCGTCTACACCGTTTGCGGCATAGAGATAACTGCCGCCCGAGGTCGTGATGTTGACGTATTCCCAGCGGCTATCGGTCAGACCCGACACCACCGCCGCGCCGACTGCGCCCGAGGTCGTAACGTCGTAGATGTTGCCGCTGGCAATGGCGAACATCTCATCCGTCGCCCCGCCGTTGTAGGTCATCAGCGTTTCAACTTGCCCGCTGATGCCTGTCGTATGCGGCGACCAGCCCCCACGCAAGCCGACGCTAGAGACGCCCGGGAACAGATTGTCTAGCGTGACGGCATCAGTCGGGGCCATGTTGGCGAGCGAGTCACGGGCATTCCACCCGCCCACCGGGGCAGGCAGAGAGGCGACGTTGTTGCTCGTTCGCTGTATCAGCCGTCGCCGTGAAGCCATTACTGCGAGTCCGTGCCGTAACCCGAGTCAGGGATGTTGTCGTAACCGATCAGCACCGTACCCGGGCGCGGCGCAAAGGAGAGGTTAGCCGCAGCCGTATCCTGACCAACCGCTGTTTCAAACTCCATCAGGTAATCGCGGTAAAGGGCGGTCGTGTCAAAACCCTTCGCCTCAAAATATTTGAGTTTTGTACCCAACACCATCAAGCGATCTGGGTAAATACAGGTGTCCGTATCAACCGTGAACGAGTTTTTAGATGTGCCGTCTGCGGCCTCTGCCCACGCCGCGCTGCGATACTCAAAGCCGAGCAGCTCGTCTGCGTTCATGCCGGGCCATATCTGGAAGTACTTGCCGAGCAGACGCCAGCGGATACGCGGGCCGGTAGAGATGTAACCCGAGAGCAGCCATTCCCATTGCTGCGGGCTTTCGGGGCCGAGCATTTCCCAGCGTTTGCTCTTGTCCCAATGGGTGCGGTTGACCGTGCTGACGTAATCCGCAGGCAGGTCGTACTTGACCTTTTGGAAAATCACCTCGCCGTCAACCTGCGCCTCGGTAGGCACATAGTTTAGCGTGACGGTGGTGGGGCCAACGGCAGTCACATAGGTCGCGTTTGGGATGCCCACGCCCTGCACCTGATAGGTCGTGTCTAGCCCTGCCGTGGAGGGGATGTTCGTGATGGTGTAGGCGCTCGTCGTCCACGTTCCTGTCGTAGTGATCGCCTCGGTGTAGAACGTGTGCTGGCGCGTTAGCTGCCGCCAGTCAGCGCGGCGCAAAAGTTCATACCCGCACGCATTCATCAGGGCAAGTAGCTGCACGATGTCTTGGCTGTTGTTACCCGCGACTGTGGAGGGGGTCGGAATGCCTAACTCTTGCGTGCATTCCGTAATCAACTGAACCATCGTGCTGCTCATGTTATGCCTCCGCTAATTTAGGCGGCCTGCCCCGACGCTTTGGCTCGTCAGAAAACAACGTCGCCATCTTGGCCTGCAGTTCTGCAAGCTGCTTTTTGGTGTCCTCAAGCTCCGCATTCGTTTCGCTGCGGTTCTTGCGATTAAGGTACAAACGCGCACGGTCGCGCAATCCAATGCCCCCCATGCCGATGCGCTGCAACTGTGCGTCAGAGGCCAGCGCAAGCTGCTCCACCGTGACAAATTTAAGGATGTTCAACTCTGCGATCTGGTCGCGGTTGATTTCCTCTGGAGCGTCTTTGTTCCATTGCGTGAGCGGCGTGCCGATCTGTTGCGCCGCGCCCTCGTTCTGCTGCATCTGGTAGTAGAGCCATTGGCGCGGGAAACGCTCTTTGTGATCGTCGCGCAGCGGCTGATCCAGAATGTTGGTCTTGTCGCCCGGGGCCATGATACGCACATACGTCTTGCCCTTGTTCGCACCTTCGTCGCGGGTGTAGAACTCAACGTGCAATTGGGCGTCGGCGTTGTTGATGTCGCTATCTAACATTGTCTTTGCTCCTGTGGGGATTACAGACTGACTTCATTCACGGTAAGGATGACCGAGGGTATCCCCGGCCAAATCGAAACAGCCGACGCGGCGAACAGTTGTACGTCTGTCGCGCTCGTTGACCACATCAATTCAAAATACTGGCCCGCTGTCATCGAAAGCATAAAATTCCATGACGGCACAAGTTCCGCGTCATTGCCTTTTAGCCGAAAAAACGATGCGCTATCAGGCACGTTGGTTCCGTTGATTCTAGGCCAAAAGTATATTGCTGCGTTACCGCCTGATGTTTTGTCGCATTGGGCAGAAAACTGAAAGTCGTACACACCCGCATCATCAACGACAATGCGAGAGGTTGGCGAACCGATTGCCACGCCATACGCTGCCACAGTCGTCGCAAATACGACCGCGTAGGCCGTATCGGCGCTTGCTGCCACTTGCGTAGTGTTGTCGTAAAACGAACCGTAGCGTTTCTTGGGGAGCGCCTTGTAGCCCTCTAGCGACACCCATGCGGTGTTACTCGTGGCCGATAACAGCGCCGATCCACCCGCCAGCAGCTCAAGGCTTGCCGCGCCGCTGATGGTGCTGTCGGTGTCGTAGGGGTAAATCGTTAAGGCATTTGCGCCCGAGTTGACGATCGTGATGGTTTCACCCATCTCGGTCGGCGGTAGTTTGACGCCCGCGTTGACTTCGGTCGTTGTGATGTTGTTGTAGACGTAAGTCAGCGCCGTGGCATCACCGGCTGACGTACCCGCCGCCGTAACCGAGGCATTGCCGTCGCCGCAAATCGAAACCGTGGACAGGCTGTTGACGCCTGACCCGAGTACGCGGGAGGGAATCGCCATTAGGCCGCCTCGGCTTGCTGGTCGCGCACCCGCATGATCTCTGCGATCAGTCCCGGGCCTTTAACGTCTAGGTTGAGGTCGGGCATGACCTCAAAGAGTTTCTGGAATTCGTTGGCCTGCTGGGCCATTGCCATGTTGCAGTTGAACTTCTTGCCGGTCGGGCCGCCTACCCAGATGTCTACGGTCACACCCGGCATTTCGCCGCCGAACTTCTTGCGCCCATCGGGGCCGTTGCAAGAGTCGTAACCGTACATCGTGAAGTTGCGGTAGCCGAGGATGTAACCGATGTTGATAGCGCGTAGGCCCGAGGTCGTGCCGCCGCCGATAGCAAGTTTGCCGGGGCCAATGGCTTCCATTTCGGGGCCGGGCGCCCATGAGTGCCACAGCAGCACCTTCTTGCCCTTGAGGTAATCGAACGTAGAGGGTGGGCAGCGCGAGGCGGGCATATACGTCGTATGGTCGTTTAACCGCTGAATACCGCTTACACGGTCGCGGGGGTCAAGGTTGATCCACAGGTCAGGTTCTACGCCGCGCTCCACCAAGAAGTCGTGCGTGGCCTTAATGCTCACAATAGGCCGACCCGCCTTCTGGTGCGCCTTGATCTCATCAATGTAGTCGGGCATTGACCACCCGCTCGCCACCAACACCATGCGTCCATCGTGTTTGGTGGGAGCGAGGGCCAACTCTGGCAGACCACGGGCAAGCGCAGAGCGGATATTGGAGCAAAGCTCCTCCTCCGTCCCTGCCGCCTGCACCGTGATCTCCAGCGGCTTCATTAGAAGCCCACAACGCCCGTGGCAACGTGCGGGTAGCCAGCGATGCAAGTCACCGCAGAGGCAGACGCCGCCGAGGTGGTTGCAACGATGCCCGCGACCAGAGCGCCGGTTACCGTAGCGTCATCAAGAACGCCACCCGTTGCGGTGGTGAACAGCGGGACGCTCGGTTGACACGAGGTTGCCACGTTCACGCGAGGCTTACCGCCCAACTGCACCCAGCCGTAGTAGGCCGAGGCAATGGACACCTGCGAGAACCCGACCGCCTTGGAGTTAGCCGAGTTGGTCGTGGTCAGCGGCACCACGCTGTTGTCCACCTGCACGGCAACCGCCGAGTAGGTGGCAACGGTGGACGCTGCCTTGACGTAGATCGCCTGACCGCCATCGTCAAGGTTGACGGTGGTGCCAAGCGTGAACTGTGCGGTCGTGTCGGAATAGCCGAGGGCCACGCCAATGAGATTGCTAGTTGAAACAGTCATTTTCGTGTACTCCCTTAAGCAATCAACACGCCTTGGAACTGGCTGCCCGAGCAGGTCAAATTGCCTGCCCAGCCAATCAGTTTCACAATGGCGTCTTGGTTGACCGCCTGCCGCTCGCCGCCAATCGGAACGAAATTACGATCCTTGTGCGGACGGAACATCAGGTACTTGGTGTTCAGGAACCACATATGGTTAGCGTTGCCTGAACTGTTGTTGTAGGTGGACGAACCAATACCACCATCCAGCACAACGTCGGAGGCCATGCCTGCGCCGTAATACTTGAGGGAGGCAAAGCCCGCGCCCGCCATGCCCGAACCGCTTTCGGTAATACGCTGGATGGCCTGCAACGACTGCAAGTAGAACTTGTAGTAATTGTTGTCGGCCACGATCAGGTCAGGCTTGTCGGTGCCACGAACCAACTGCACGGCGAGGGCGTCCATGTAGCCCT